ACCAAAACTGGTTCGATAAAGAGACGAGAAATATGTCTCGTAGGCAAATCGCACAAGAGCTAGAGTGTAACTTCAATATGTCTGGTGAAACGGTTATTAACACCGAGGACATAGAAAGGATAATGAACGCTATCACTCCACCTCCTCACAAAGCAGGGTTTGATAGAAACTATTATATCTGGGAAGACTACAACCCAGAGCACTCTTATCTACTTGTAGCTGACGTCGCCCGTGGAGACGGAAAAGACTTTTCAGCATTCCAAGTTATAAACGTAACAGAGATGACTCAAGCAGCGGAATACCAAGGCAAAGTAGACCTAGACACTTACGCTATGTTTTTGGCAGACGTAGGCAAGTCCTATGGTGGGTGTCTGCTTGTTGTGGAGAATAATAATGTCGGTTATTCCGTTCTAACGAAGTTAGAAGAAATGGTTTACCCAAACCTCTACTATTCTATCAAGTCAACTCACGAATATGTCGACGCATCCGCAGCAAGGTCTAACAGCCGTTCTGTTCTCGGTTTTACAACTTCAATGAAAACAAGACCACTAATAATCGCCAAGTTAGAAGAATTTATAAGAAATGACCTAATTAGCATTGTATCGAATCGTCTTTACAATGAATTGAAGACATTCGTCTGGAACAATGGCAAGCCCGAGGCTATGAGAGGTTATAACGATGACCTTGTAATGTCCATGGCTATTGCTTGTTGGGTAAGGGACACAGCATTGGTTTCAAACCAAAGAGACTCTGAATACAAGAAGGCTCTCTTGGGAGCAATGACTACTTCTAAAACAAAGCTTAACACAACTATTCCAGGTATGGTAAACTATGGGGAACCTAATGGGGTTCAACAAATGAAACAAATAATGACCAACTTCCCTGGTCTTTTTAAGGGGTAAAATAGATGGCAGACGATAATATCAAAAACGAAGACTCGGCTTTATTTAAGCGACTAACGAGACTATTCTCTGGACCTATTGTAAATAGGCGACAGCAGAACAGAAGAAAATTCAAGAGAAAAGCGATGGACAACTACGCCACTCGCTTCACCTCTGCTTCTGGTAAGCAATTCCAGAAGAACCAGTACAACCCATTCGAGCAAATAAACTCAGATGCGATGAACAACCGAGTCCGCTTTGAGCGTTATGTCGACTTCGACCAAATGGAGTTCGAGCCTATTATCGCATCGTCCTTAGATATCTATGCAGACGAAATGACTTATCATAACGAACTCAACAATATGATAAACATTGAGTGCCCAAACCAAGAGATTAAATCTACATTAGAGTCTCTTTACAATAACGTCTTAAACGTTGACTTCAACCTTTACGGTTGGTGCCGAACCATGTGTAAATATGGAGACTATTTTCTTTATGTTGATATTGACGACAAGATTGGCGTCAAGTCTTTCATTCCGTTACCACCAGCAGAAGTAGAGAGGTTAGAAGGCGAAGACCCAACCAACCCTAATTATGTTCAATACCAATGGAACTCTGCTGGGCTTACTTTTGAGAACTGGCAGGTAGCACACTTTCGCATTTTAGGTAATGACAAATATGCTCCTTATGGAACTTCTATTTTAGAACCAGCACGACGCATCTGGCGACAACTTCACCTTTTAGAAGACGCTATGATGTCCTATAGAATCACTCGCTCACCAGAGCGAAGAGTTTTTTATGTTGACGTCGGTAACATTTCTCCACAAGACGTAGAGCAATACATGCAGAAGGTCGTAACAACTATGAAGAAAAATCAAGTTGTTGACGCAAATACTGGACGTGTTGACCTTCGCTACAACCCACTTTCTATTGACGAGGATTATTTTATTCCTGTTCGTGGTGGCGAGAGCACAAAGATTGAGTCTCTTCCAGGTGGAACCTACACAGGCGACATCGACGACGTAAAATATTTGAGAGATAAGCTCTTCGCAGCACTCAAGATTCCTCAGTCTTACCTTTCTCGTTCAGAGGGAGCAGACGAGGATAAAGCAACACTCGCACAAAAAGACATTCGCTTTGCAAGAACTATTCAAAGACTTCAGCGTTCTGTTATCGCAGAGTTAGAAAAGGTTGGAATTATTCACCTTTACACTCTTGGTTATCGTGGCGAGGACTTGACTAAGTTCGGTCTAAGGTTGAACAACCCTTCACAGATAGCAGCGATGCAAGAGTTAGAGCACATGAAGACTAAGTTCGAGGTTGCTGATTCAGCAACAGAAGGCTACTTCTCAAAGGCTTGGGTTTATAGAAACATTTTTAGACTTACAGAAGAAGAAGTTATTCGCATTCAAAGAGAGATGTTCCACGACTCTAAGTTTACCGCAGCTATTGAAGCAGCAGGTGAGGCTCCCGAAGCTGGCGAAGGCGGCGGAGGAGGAGACTTCGGCGGAGGCGATGACTTCGGTGACGAAGGCGGAGGCGACCTTGACCTTGGAGATGAAGGCGGAGATGAGCCAGAGTCAGCACTTCTATCAGCACCTGGTAAGAGAGATGGATATCTCACACCAGGAGCAAAAGGAAAAGTTTACCACCCAGAGAAAGTCGACTCACGTCCATCGGGCGCTCGAACTCGCTCTATAAAGTCTAAATGGTCAGATGAAACTGCTTCCAACACTCCACGTAATGTAATGCCAGGAATGTCTGACTTGAAGTCCCTTTCTCGTGGCATTTACGAGGGTAATGAAACTACTTACACTGACGCAGACGAAAAATTGCTTCTTGAAGTGAATCAAGAATTGACCGACTGGCAAGTCAAGTCAATTGTGAAAGAACTTGAAAAGAAGAATAATAAGCAATTAAAAGGATAACAAACAAAATGAAGTTTAAGCATAATAAAAAGAGAAACACAGCATTCCTATTTGAAACTCTTATCAAGGAAATGGCTAAGTCAGTAGTAGCCAATGACTCTGAAAGACAAACAAAAATCGCAAAGATTATCAAAAGGCACTTCACCAAACGTGGAGTTCTTTACAAAGACTTGCAGTCCTATAAGGTTCTAATGGAGCTTAAAGAGGCAGAGTCGGACTTTGCAAAGAGAATCATTTCAGAAGTTCGCAGGGACAGAGATAAACTCAACACCCAGAACATCTTTTCAGAGCAGTCAAAGCTCATCAAGAGGATTAATGTAGAGTTAGGACAAGAAGTTTATTCTAACTTTGTTCCAAACTACAAGACTATGGCTACTATTGGTCAGCTATTCGCCGACAACGTTTCTCCTAACGAGAAAGTTATTCTTGAGGACAGGCTTCTCACAGAGATGACAAAGGCAGAAGAAAAGACTGAAAAAGAAATCTTAGAGCACATTGATTCTATCGCTTATAAGACTTTTACAAATAAGTTTAATAAAGCTTATGCAGGAAAGCTTCACGAAGAGCAACAGCAAGTTGTTTCAAAATATATCTACTCCGTTTCAGACAACGGCATTTCTCTTAAGACCTACCTAAACGAAGAAGTCGGAAGACTTCGAGATAAGGTTAAGGCTTCATTAGACGCAAAAGAGGTTAGCTCAGACCCAGAGATGGTTAAAAAGACAGAGCAGGTTTTGGAGTTCTTAGACAGCCTGACTGAAACTAAACTTGATGAACCTGCTATCAAAAAGATTATGCAGATTCAAGGTCTTGTCCGTGAGGTAGAGACAAATGAATGAAGATATCAAAGTTCAGATTGGCGAGCCAGAAGAGAAGAACGTAGTTTATAATCCTAAAATGAAAATGGCTCTTCGTAAAACCCTATCAGGCGATTATGCTATTTTCGACCACGCAGATATAGACATCGTAGTTCAGCCAGAAAAGAAGCAAGTCCTTGCTTTCCCTAAGAATGAAATGTCTGACGATGTTTATGCAGCCCAGGACAGACTATTCGACTTCCTCGGTAGAAAGGGTGTTCTTGTTAGAGACTCTGTTCAAGCAGGAAACGTTTATGGAACAATCCAGGCTACCTATCCAGAAGCAACTAACGGTGCAAACGAAACAGAAGTAGTTATCTATTCTATCGGTCGTTTTATCGAAGAAGAAAAGCCTTACTACACGCACGACGACGCACTTGAAGACGCTATAGTCCAGTCGGTCACAGAGCCTTCAGAAGAAGACTCGACAGAACTCGGCGAGGTTCCTCAAGAAGCAGAAAAGGGAACTGTTCCAAAATATCCCGCTATCAAGTCTTACTATAGAGTTTACTAGAAAGGAACTCAAGTGTTATCCCTCACCTATTTCATCTTATCCGCATTCGGGCTCACCCAAATTCTAATCTACGGTTCTATCTTCAACCCCATAAGACCAACCAAAGGAAAACTAGGAGAACTGTTCAGGTGCCCTATGTGTCTAGGTTTTTGGATTGGTTTGCTTTTATGGAGTCTAAATCGTCAAACCGAACTATTTAGTTTTGATTATAGTCCATTAACGGCAATCTTGCTTGGGTGTTTGAGTTCTGGAACTTCTTATATCCTTTCAATGTTGTTTGACGATAATGGCTTAAAAATAAGCAAATGAAAGCGAGGTTTCCAATGGCAAACAAAAGATGGATGTTACAGCCTGTTCGTAATTGCTGCAAAGGCAGTAAACCCAAGCAGGGAGAGCCTGCTTTTTATTATTTATGGAGTTGACAAATGAACAATAAAGTTCTACTAAGAGAATACTATGAGCTTTGCGAAGGCGGAGTGTGCCAAGACTTTCTAACTGAAAGCGAAAAGCGAGAGGTTGCCGAAGGAAAGGCGATGTATCTTACTGGCATTATCCAGAGAGCAAAAGCAAAAAACCAAAATGGTAGAGTCTATCCAAGAGAAGTCTTGGAAAGAGAAATAGAGAACTATCAAAAAGTGGTAAGAGAGAATAGAGCCCTAGGTGAGTTAGACCACCCAGAAGACTCTGTTGTAAACTTGAAGAACGTTTCACACCTTATGACTCAAATCTGGTGGGACGGTGACAGTGTAATGGGGAAGTGTAAAATCCTCAACACACCTTCGGGGCAGATTCTCCAGTCTCTTGTTCAGTCAAACGTTACGCTCGGCATTTCCTCAAGAGGAATGGGTTCGGTTCACGAGGATAGACAAGGCAACACTGTTGTTGAAGACGACTTCAACCTTATCTGTTTTGACTTTGTTTCAGACCCTTCTACTATCGGAGCTTTTATGGGATTAGCAGAGGGCAAGATCAAGACAACAAATGTCTATACCAAGGCAGACAAAATTAATAGATTACTAAACGACATCGTAAGGGATTAAAATTGAAGAAATCAGAACTAAAGAACATTATCCAGCCAATCGTAGAAGAGTGTGTAAAAGACGCACTCTTATCAAGTGGCTTATTGTCTAAGGTTATTTCAGAAGTTATTGCTGGCGTCCAAGGCGGACTTATGACGGAGACTCGTCAAGCAGCACCTGTCCAACAACAGGCTCAACCAGCCCCACAACAAAGAAACGAGCTTGGTCAAGCCGAGAAGCAAAAGGTTTTAGAAAATAAAAAGAAACTCCTTGATGCTATCGGCTCTTCGTCTTATAACGGTGTTGATGTATTTGAGGGAACCAAACCTTTAAAGAAAGGCGGTTCAGCTTCCAAGAACTCAGGCGGATATAAAGCATTTGACGGAGTTGACCCTAACGACCCAGGTGTCAACATCGATGCCCTCACAAGCAGCCTCGGCAATACTTGGAAGAAATTAGCAGAAGGTAAAAAGTAAAAACCAAAACACTTTACACGAAAGGAACAAAATGAGAGATAAAGGAAAAGGTTTATTTGAAGAGAGAATTAGAAGCGGAGAGTCTTCGGAAGCATTCGTAAGACGAGCACTTCGCAAACTAAAGAAGGAAGGCATTATGAATATCATTCGTGACCCTTCTCGTGGAACTGCCGAGTGCAGAAACACCCCAAAGAAATCACTTCGCAAGAAGTATAAGAAAATCGAGGCAGAACGTCGCAGGTTTGCTGATGAGGCTCGCAAGAGAAAAAGACAACGACAAAACAGAAACGAATAACTATTTATTCTTAGTTTATAAAAGAGGACTTATACAATGGCAAGAAATTATATCCTTGGTGGAATGGGAGCAACCCAACTCCAAGCAGGCAAACCTTACTTCAAGAGAATCACCAGAGTTAATGGCACCGCTGCACAAACAAGGGCAGACCGGCTTACTTGTACAATCGTTCCGAAGGGTGTAGGAAACTCAGAGGAGGGCTCAATCAGCTTTGCTACTAACAATGGCGTTGTGGGCACAGGTATCACTGAAAATGATGGTAAGTCAAAGCAGTGGGGAGTAGGCGAACTTCTTATGGTGGAGTTTCCAACAACTATAAGAAGTGTTGAAATCAACCTGGAAGAAGCATGGAGTGCAGGCGCATTAGAAGATCCACTTGATGGTGCGATCCGAGTCAAAGCTATGCTAACAGCACCAGACCAAGATGTAACTTTTGACAAGGCAACCAAGGCTTTCGCAGACCCAATCGGTGAAGGAAACTTTATTGAAATCAAAACAGGTGAAACGGCAACCATTAGTTCTAGAACAAAAGTTGTTTTTCTCCTTATTCAAAAGTTCGATAGTAATACTATTTTCAAGACTGGGACTCCCCCCGTTGCCGCTGGCGCAGGAACAGGTCATGCAAATGATGCAGTATCAATTTTGATTACTGGCGTTCTTGATCACGAGCCAACATCTGGAGGCTCACAAGCTGCAAACGAGCCAAACTCACAAGTCATCGCTGCCGATGGTACCACCAAGACAGAATTGAGAAAGATTTGGGGTAAAGGCGAAGGCGTAGGTTGAGGTATAGTTTATGTCTGGTAAAGGTGGTTCAGGTAGTAGATCTGGAAAATCCGCAGGTGCAGTCGGAGTTGTTACGAAAGAACGTATCGAAGCCATAGCAGCAGAATCAGCCCTCTTACCAGAGATAAAGATCTATACCGTCACAGCACTCGCTGGCAGCAACGTATCAACCACCCTCACCCACGATCTCGGTATCGCAGATTACCTGGTACAAATCGTCACTCCAAGTGGGGATAATATTGTCTTACCTTTCACTCGCACAGAAAACACGGTTGTTTTCCATTTTGGAGATGTCGCAACCGACACAGACTACACCGTAGTAATCGTGCAGTAAACTTTTTTTACCCTCTCAAAACCTAAATCGCCAATCCTAAAAAAAACCTATTCTTTATCTTTTTTTGCAACCTAAATAGAGGCAGGTGGGAGAGGTTTCTCTTGTCCATCTTAACTCAAATTTTATAGTGCAGAGTCACGAATACTTGCACATTTAACAATATTTTAGGAGGATAAAATTTTGAGTAATAGAATTATTATACATAAGGCGGCAGCAGAGGACTTCAAGTTGGAAGTTTTCTCATCCGCACCAGTCGACGGTTCAACAGGCGACTATGAAGACGGTCGTATTATTAAATACGGCACGCACTTCTATTCATGGCATGACGCCTCGGGCTCTTGGAAGAAGTTCATTATGGACACTGACTTTAGCTCGTTGACAACTCGCTTGTCAGCACAGGAAGTAGACCAAGCAGCGGCAGAATCATCTCTTGCTACTATCGACTCTTCACTTCAGACAAGAATTTCAACAGAAGAATCTGCTTCAACTTCAGCAGTTGACTCGGCAGAAGTAAGAGCGACAGCCGCAGAAGGTGTTATCTCAGGTAACCTTTCATCGGAACTTATCAACAGAGCAGCAGACGTTTCAGCAGAAGCTTCAAGAGCAGCTTCAGCAGAGGTAGTTCTTTCAACTAACCTTTCATCTGAACTTGTCAACCGAGCAGCCGACGTTTCAACTGAAAAGGCAAGAGCAGAAGCAGCCGAAGGTTCACTTCAGACTCGTCTTGCAGCAGAAGAATCAAATGAGCTTTCAGCAGAAACTTCATTAGACACTCGTACTTCAACCGAAGAGTCAACAAGGCTTGCCGCTGACAATTCAGTAGCAGTCACAATTTCATCTGAGGCTTCTACTGCACGTTCAGCAGAGACTTCATTAGAAACTCGCCTCTCATCAGAGGAAGACAGAGTAGATGCAATCTTAAATGCAGCAGCAGCAGACAAGAATACTTTTGTTGAGACTGTAAGTTTCATCAACGCTATTGACGTTGCACACGATGCACAAACCTCAACGCAGGTCTCATCAGTAGACTCTGCAATCGTTTCAGCAGAGTCAGCGAGAACTGCTGGTGATTCATCACTTCAGACTCGACTTTCATCTGAAGAGTCAACAGAGGCAGCAGCCGAAGTTTCACTCAACACAAGAATGACAGCAGAGGCATCAAATGAGCTTTCAGCAGAAGGTTCATTGGACGTCCGTTCATCTTCAGAAGAGTCTTTAAGACTTGCAGAAGATACTTCAATTGAGACTACCTTGGACAGCGCAACCTCTTCAAGAGCGTCAGGTGATTCATCACTCACGACCTCGGCTTCATCAGAAGCTTCGACCGCTCGCTCAGCAGAAGTTTCAGTTCAGTCTTCACTTTCAGCAGCAGCCCTCGCAAGAGGCAACGCTGATACTTCACTTACAACACGTTTGTCAACTGAAGAGTCAGCAATGATTGTAGCAGTAGACTCCATCGAAGCTTTAAGAAGTGCAGGCGACTTATCCTTATCAACTCGTGTCTCTTCTGAAGTGGTTGCGAGAGCAGCAGGCGATTCATCGCTTTCAACTAGAGCAGGCATAGCAGAGTCAGCCCGCTCAACAGCGGACACGTCTTTGACTACCCGACTCGCAGCAGAAGAATCTAACGAACTTTCAGCAGAAACTTCATTAGACACAAGAGTTTCATCAGAAGCTTCAGCACAGGTTCTTGCAGACGCATCAGTTCAGACTCGCTTCTCAGGCGAGCTTTCAACAGAGAGAAGCAAACTAGACAGCATTCTTGACTCAGCTTCTGCTGATAAAGATACTTTCGTAGAAATTGTTTCATTCATTACATCAGTCGACACAGCCTCAGATGATGCTTTGGCTTCATATGTTGTAGCGGTTGACGCAACTATTTCAACGGAATTGTCAACAGCACGTTCGTCAGAGGCTGTTTTGTCCACGAATCTTTCTTCGGAAGTTTCGGCAATGGGCTCGGCAGTTACAGCAACTTATGCCACTATCAGTGGAAATATTGCAACTCACGCTACGGCTATTGATACAAAGGAACAACACGAAGGTGTTGGTCGCCACGTAAGAGTAGATTTCACTAGTGAAACTTCTTTCTCAGTAGCAGCCGTAGACCTGCCTACAAACTTTGAGCCAGGCAATGGTATGGTTCAGGTTTTCCAGTTGGTCTCAGCGGGTGTTTATCGTAACCTCGTAGCACCTTCTACTTATAACGCCACTACTGGTGTTATGTCGTTCGACCTTGGTTCAACGGCTAAGTCAGGTTTTGTAGTTTTCTACTCTTTCGCAGGAGACGAGGCAGAGGCTACAGAGTACTCAGCAGTCAGTACACAGAAAATTACTGCCATTAGTTCATTCAACCCAGGCACGGCTTCCAGCGCTGCAAGCATCGCTTTTACCGTTTCAGGTGTTGATGCTAACAACTACCAGGACCACCACAATCTTACGTCCTCAAGCATTCGTATTATTAACAATGGTCAGTATTTGACAGGAACTGGTTCCTTCAATGCTGGTTATACGTTGTGGACCGTTTCTTGGACTAACAACTCTTCATTCGGAATGCCGAGTGGAAATGCCCTTCTTTATGTCGAAATGGACAACACTTTTAGTGTTACCTACTCGACAACACTTCAGGTGCAATACAACAATGCAGGAACTGTTCAGACAGGAGCCTACCTCGGTTATGCCTTGGCTAACATTTCTGGTGGAGTTGAGTTATCACCAGGTTGGTTCGACGGCACTTTGGACTCTTACACTTCATATGATACTTTGGCTACAGGTAGTGGAAAGTACTTCCGTGGTCCATCTTATACATTGAGCACTTCAGAGTTAAGAGGCGCACAGGCTATTGGTCACAGTAACTTCTTGAACTCAGGAAGCAACATTTCGAACTACTATAAGGGAATTTATCTCTTCACTTACAGTGGGACTGATTACTATGTTTCATTTGGATACAGTTCAAGCGACCGTTCTGCTATGAAGACAAAATATGCAACAGCGATATCTGGAAAGACAGAGTATCTCTCATCGAGCTACGACAATAGATTGAAGGTCAACCTTGGAAACATCCCAGCATCAGGCAGCGATTATTTGATAACCGCTCTTGAAATCGGCGTTTACAGGTCGCACACCCAAAACACTACGATTGCCGCACCATCGACAGACGCAGTGTCCTTCATCATTGACAATCCATATCAGGACTGGTCTACAAACAGTGTTCAATCAGCAGCACAGACTGGAATGAAACTTGATATAAACAAGGCATCAGGCTCAATGTCTGTGACCATGTACAGAGACACGGGCTCAGGTTCAGTTACTTGGACTGAGGTTACTCGTGGCTATGTTGGTCCTCACGACGCTTCATAAGCGACCTTGGGAAACAACAATCCGCTTATCTTAGGATAAGCAAACATTTTAGGGGTGGTGCCTTCGGGCACCCCCCGCTTTTTAGAAAAAGTGCTTTAAGCACTGTGTTTTTTACATTTATAGGAGGATAAAAACACATGAGTAGAATTAATATAGTAAAGGCAACAACAAAGGACTTCGCACTAGAAGTTGTTACTAACTTGCCTTCAGGAACATCACACGAAGACGGTCGTATCGTAAAGAGACTCGACGGTGACGCAGTTAAGTTATACGTTTGGCACGCATCCACGACATCTTGGATTCCATTTGGTAACTTTGATGAAGTTACATCACTTGAGACTCGTCTTTCAACAGAAGAGTCTTCAGAGAACGTAGCAGCAGCATCGCTTGCCACAATCGACTCTTCACTTCAGACAAGAATCTCAACTGAAGAAGTTGCTAGAGCGGCTGACGTTTCGTCAGAAGCTTCAAGAGCAGCAGCAGCAGAAGGAGTTATTTCAGGTAACCTTTCAGCAGAGCTTGTCGCCCGTGCTTCAGCAGTCACTTCAGAAGAGACAAGAGCAGCAGCAGCAGAAGGCGTCATTTCAGGCAACCTTTCAGCAGAGCTTGTCGCTAGAGCATCAGCAGTTCTTTCAGAAGAGACAAGAGCAGGAAACGCAGAGACTTCTTTGCAGACCCGTGTTTCAACAGAAGAAGTTGCTAGAGCATCAAGTGATTCATCACTTACAACTCGCATCGCAGCAGAAGAGTCGGTAAGACTTGCAAAGGACGGTTCATTGGAAACTGCCCTTTCATCAGAGACGTCAACAGCACGTTCAACAGAGGGTTCAGTTCAGACTAGACTTTCATCAGAAGAAGATAGAGTAGACGCTATCCTCGCTTCAGCAGATGCTGACAAGGACTCATTCGTAGAAATCGTTTCACTTATCAACGCTGTTGATACAACAAATGACAATGCCTTGGCAACCACAGTTTCTTCACAGAACACTAAAATTTCAATCGAGTCTTCAACAAGACTTGCTGCTGATGGTTCCCTTACAACTCGTTTGGCTGCTGAAGAGACAGCAAGAGGAAACGCCGATTCTTCACTTACAACTCGCTTGTCAACTGAAGAAGTAGCGAGAGCAGCAGGTGATTCATCACTTACTACAAGAGTTTCTTCAGAAGAGGTTGCTCGTGCAGCCGCTGACACTTCACTTGAGTCAAAGGTTTCAATCGAGTCTTCAACAAGACTTGCTGCCGACGGTTCACTTGAGAC